TATTTACGCATCCGCGCAATTCGAGAGGCACTGATTATGCGTTCCTGCGCAAAGTGCGGCGCGCAACTGCCTGTTGAGACGGGCCGCGGCGCCCGCCGGAAGATGTGCGCCACCTGTAGCCCGTCACGGCCGCGGCGCAAGCCGCAACCTCCAGCCGTCGTGGTCGAGGTCGTGTCGCAGCCGATCGGCTGCGTGCTGGACGCCACCCGAGCGGCGCTGGTCGAGTCGGGCCGTCTGGGTTCACCGATGGGTCAGGCCGCGCTGGTGCTCGCCAAGTGCATCGATGACGACGACCACCCGCTGGCGGCGCGCGCGCAGGCTGTGAAGCAGTTGCGTGAGGCGCTGACGTCGGTGGTGACCGCCGAGCAGGCGGCACCGGCCGATCCGAACGACGAGTTCACGAGGAAGCGTCTTGCTCGCGAGCATGGTGCGTGAGGCGGCGCCCGCGTTCTTCACCCACCCGCCGCTGGGCGATTCAATCGGCGACGACGTCGCGGACTGGGTCGACGCGCTGCAACTGGGCAACGGCGAGTATTTCACGCCGGACGGCAACCAGCGGGCGCTGCTGCGTGCGATGTTCGCCGGGCCGCCCGGTGTGTCGTACCAGACCCGCGACCGTAAGTGGGCGTCGAGTCAGGTCGCGGTGGTGGCGCCACGGCAGAATCTGAAGACCGCGGTGCTGGAGATGGGCGTCGCCGCGGCCGTCTGGCTGCTGGACTGCCGATTGGCTGTGTGGACCGCGCACCTGTACAACCCGGCAGCCGCCGAGTCGTTCCTGCACTTCAAGGAGATGATCGACTGCAACCCGCACCTGTCGCGCAACGTGAAACGCGTCCTGGAGGCGTCCGGCGGGCAGGCCATCGAGATGATGAACGGCGCTCGCATCAAGTTCCAGGCGCGCAGTAAGAACGCCGGCCGGTCGCTGTCCGGCGATCTGATCGTGATGGACGAGGCGTATGCGCTGTCCACGGCTGAGGCCGGGGCGCTGATCCCGACCCGTTCGGCACGACCCAATTCGCAAATCTGGTACGGCAGCAGTGCGGGTCATCTTGACTCTGACCAGCTGCGGCTGATCCGCGACCGGGGCAGGGTCGGTACGCGGCGTCAGACGTACGCCGAGTGGTGTTCGACCGCGCAGTGCGCGCAGGATGCGTGCTCCCATGAGATCGGCACGCCAGGCTGCGTGCTGGACGACCCGGACGAGTGGGCGAAGGCTAACCCGGCGCTGGGCACCCGCATCGACCTGGACACGATCTACGACGAGCGCGCGTCGATGGACCCGCTGGAGTTCGCCCGGGAGCGTCTGGGCTGGTGGGATGAGCCGCGCGCCGGCAACGTGATCCCGATGTCGAAGTGGGCACCGCTGGGTGTCGAGTTCGGCCGGATCATCGGCCCGGTGGCGGTGTTCGTCGATGTGACGCTGGACCGTTCACAGTCGGTGATCGGCGTGTGTGGCGGCAATGAGCGCGGCGTGCCGCAGGTTGAGATCGCCGCGATGCAGCCGGGTACGGACTGGGTGGTTGGCAAGGTCGAGCAGATGCTCGCCAACCATGATGTGCTGGCTGTCGGTGCGCGCAGCGCCGGCCCGGTGGCGTCGCTGCTGGCCGATCTGGCCGACTCGTGCGAGCACGCCGGAGTGCCGTTCCACAAGGTCGGGTCGTCGGAGTTCGCCGGGCAGTGCGGCGCGTTCTTCGACGCGGTGTCTGTCGGCGCGCTGGCGCACATGGCCGACCCGCGGATCGACGGCCCGTTGGCGTCGGCCCGCAAACATCAGGTGTTGGACGCCTGGACGTGGGAGCGCACCAGGGTCGCGGCGAAGGCCGACCCGGCGCCGCTGGTGGCTGTGACCGGCGCGCTGTCCTTGTTCGAGCAGTATTCGCGGGTCACCGAATCCGACCCACTGAACAACATCTGGTGAGAGGAGACGCCGTGAAGTACGTTCCCGGCGCTCTCGGCGCCCTGCTGGTGATCGCCGGTGCTGCGTGGCTGATGCCCGCGCTCGGCCTGATCGCCACCGGCGGGTTCCTGCTGGCTATCGATAGGCGGATCAGCTGATGGGCCTGTTCTCTGGCCGGCGTGAGCCGCAGACTCAGCCGCAGCGCGCGATGACGATGCCGTGGGACATGGCGACCATGTACCCGGGTGCGACGATCACCGACTATGCGACGGTCGACGCGAACGGCGAGAACGCGCTGCGGTCGATCGCGGTCGGGACGTCCATCGACCTGATCTGTTCGCTGGGGTCCGAACTGCCGGTGGACGTGTTCCGCGGCGAAGGCTCGGACCGTCAAAGGCTGCGCACACCGGGCAACCTGGAAGACCCCGGCGACACCGGGCAGGGGCTTGAGGACTGGCTGTATTCGCTGCTGCAATCGTGGCTGTACCGCGGCAACGTGTACGGCCAGGTCACCGAGATGAGCCCCAACGGGCTGCCCCGGCGGGTGTCGTGGTTCCATCCCGACAGCGTCTACCCGCAGATCATCAGCGGCGAGGTCATCTGGTACGTCCACGGTCAGCAGTGGGACCAGCCGGCGATGTTCGTGCACCGACGGGTGAACCCCATCGCGGGGCGCCTGCTCGGCATGTCGGTGGTGGAGCGTCACGCCATGCAGATCGGCACGTCGCTGGCCGCCGGGCAGTTCGGGTCGCAGTGGTTCGCCGACGGCGGGCACCCGTCGGGGCTGCTGGTCAACCAGTCGGACATCACCCAGGAGCAGGCCGCCACGGTCAAGGCCCGGTGGACGTCGCTGTTCAAGGGTACCCGCGAACCGGCGGTGCTCGGCAAAGGCTGGGACTGGAAGCCGATCCAGATCACCCCGAACGAGTCGCAGTTCCTGGAGACGCAGCGGTTCACCGAGGCGCAGTGCGCGCGGATGTTCGGCCCGGCGGTCGCCGAGACGCTCGGCTACGAGACGGGCGGCAGCATGACGTATGCGAATGTGGTCGACCGCAGGTCGGACCTGTTGACGTTCAGCCTCAACAAGTGGCTGCGCCGCGCCGAGCGGGTGCTGACTGCGCTGCTGCCCGCACCGCAGTACGCCCGGTTCAACCGCGATGCGCTGCTGCAATCCACGACGCTGGCCCGCTACGAGGCGCACAGTAAGGCGCTGGAGGACCGTTGGCGCACAGTCAACGAGGTCCGCGACATGGAAGAACTGCCGCCCGTGGCATGGGGCGGCGCCCCGAACGAGAAGACACCCAACCAACCAGGGAGCGCGCAGCAATGAGCAACCTGATCCGCGACTTCGTCGCAGACATCGAAATCCGATCCGACGGCAGCGGTCGTACCGTTCACGGCATCCTTGTGCCCTACGGCACGGTGGCGCGTGTGTCCGACGGCGGCCCCGCCTACGAGGAGATGTTCGCCCCCGGCGCGTTCCAGCGCGACATCGAGGCGCGCAACGGCGACTACCGCGGCGTCAAGTTCCTGTACCAGCACAACCACGACGAGCCGATCGGCCGGGCCGTGGAGTTGCGCGACGACGCCGCCGGGCTGTTCGGCGCGTTCCGTGTGGCGAAGACCGCCAAGGGCGACGAGGTGCTGGAACTGCTGCGCGAGGGCGTGCTCGACTCGTTCAGCATCGGGTTCCGCCCGATCGACCCGGCCCCCGGCGACCCGATCAAGATGGGCGAGCCGGTGATCCGCACGAAGGCCGGACTGCGCGAAACGTCCGTCGTCACCTTCCCCGCGTATGCGGGCGCCCTGGTCGCCGGCGTGCGTGCGATCGAACCCACAGACCACCACGACGACGTCGTGGCCGAGGTTGACACCACCGAACCCGACGGGGTTCGCACGGACCAGCCCATCACCGACCCGGACCCGGCCGACGAGGCCACTCCACTCGGTCTAACCCCCGCACAGCGGCGCTCAGCGCTGCTCAACCTGACCTTTGGAGGTCAATCGTGAAACAGAACATTGAGGTGCTGCGGGCACGGCTCGACGAGATCGAGTCCGAGTTCCGCACCATCGACAGCACCGCGGGCGAGCGCGCCCTTGACGAGGCCGAGCAGGTCCGTTGGGACGACCTCGACGCCGAACTGAAGCAGCTCCGGCAGGAGTTGGCCGACGCTGAGGCCGCGCAGGAGCGCGCCGACCGTGTCGCCGAGTCCCGCGCCAAGTGGGGCAGCCTTCAGGTCGGCGGCACCCGCGTGGACCCGTTCGCCGACGTGGACACCGTGGCCCGCATGGCCGACGACGACCCGGCGCTGATCGACCGGGCACTGTCCGCGGTCGAGAAGACCGAGTACCGCCGCATGTCGTACGCGGTGTCCGACGAGGCGCGTGAGAACGCGACCCGCATGATCGAGAAGGTGCCGGGCGTTGCCCGCATGGCGATGGCGACTGGCTCGCCGGAGTACATGAGCGCATTCCGGTCGTGGCTGAAGGGTCTGGGCGCCCCGGTGTACACCGCCGAGGAGGCACAGGCTGTTCGTGCATCCATGTCGCTGACCAGCGGGAACGGTGGCTACGCGCTGCCGTTCCTGCTCGACCCGACCCTGATCCACACGGGTGCGGCGACGAAGAACCCGATTCGGCAGATCGCCAGGGTCGAGTCCGGCACGCAGGACACCTGGCACGGCGTGACCGTCTCCAACGTGACCACCGCGTGGACGGGTGAGGGGTCGGCGTTCACAGACGGTAGCCCCACCACCGGCGGGGTGACCGTGGACGCGGCGAAGCTGACCGCGTACGTGACGGGTTCGTTCGAGATCTTCCAGGACTCGAACCTGCTCGCGCAGCTGCCCGGCCTGATCGGCGAGTCGATCGACTACGCCGAGTCGGCCGCGTTCATCAGCGGCAGCGGTTCCGGTGCGCCCAAGGGTGTCATCACTGCCGTGTCCGGCACCGCCGGTTCGCTGGTGACCGTCACCACCCGTGGTGCGTTCACGTCCGCGTCGATCGCTGACACGATCGCCCTGGTCAACGCCCTGGCTGTCCGCTACGAGGACAGCGCCACCTGGGTGGTCAACAAGGCGGTATACCGGACGATCGAGCAGCAGATGGTCGGAACCGGGTCCGTGAAGGCCATCGAGATGACCAACGGCAAGGAGTTGTTCGACCTGCCGGTGGTCCGCTCGTCCACGATGCTGTCGGCGACCACGTCCGGCAACCACATCGCCGTGCTGGGTGACTTCTCCCAGTACATCGTGTACGACCGGCTCGGGGTGAACGTCGAGTTCATCCAGAACGTCGTCGACGGCGACGGGCTGCCTGTTGGCAAGCGCGGGTTAGTCGCGTACAAAAGGGTCGGGGGGGACGTCTCAGATTTGGATGCCTTCCGACTCCTCAAGTGCTGAGGCGTCCAACCCGGCTGACGGTCTAAGCAACCGTCAACGGCAGCCCCGGTGCTCCTCTCGGCGCCGGGGCTGCCGACCCCACCACCGCTACCGAGAGGCAACCGAGAGGGCAGTCATGAAGATCAAGGTCCGTGACCCGAAGGCCGTGGTGCTGGCGTACATCCATCCCGGTCAGGTGTCGTCGTACTTCTGCGAGTCGATGATCGCCACGCTGTTCTACGACCGGATGGGCCGCCGGCCGCCGCGCATCGTGAACATCTACCAGGAATGGTCGAGCGCGAACGTCGCCGCCGCCCGCAACATCGTCACGCAGCGGTTCCTCGACAAGAATGACGCCGACTGGCTGCTGTGGATCGACTCGGACATGCAGTGGTCGCCGCTGGACGTCGACCTGCTGTTGGACACCGCCGACCCGAAGACGATGCCGGTGATCGGCGGTCTGGCGTTCGGCATGAGTCACGGCGAGTTGTTCCCGACGATCTACCACTTCGCGGAGATCGACGGGAATCTGACCACTATCCGTATCCGCGACTATCCGCGCGACTCGGTCGTGCAGGTCGCGGCGACGGGCGCGGCGTTCCTGCTGATCCACCGCAGCGTACTGGCGGCGATGGCTGAGCACGGCTTCAACGCGGCGTTCCCGTTCTTCCAGGAGACGCAGAACAGGACCGACCCGGTGGGCGAGGATTTGACGTTCTGCCTGCGGCTGGGGGCGCTCGGCATTCCGGTGCATGTCCACACGGCCGCGAAGATCGGCCACCACAAGTCACACGTTCTCACCGAGGACATGTTCCTCGCACAGCAGCCAGAGGAGGTCACCGATGCCGATTCCGGCTGAGGGCGGTCTGGTCACGGTCACCGACCTTGAGACGCATCTGCACCGCAGCATCGCGGTCAAGGATGACGACAGCGCACAGTTCGCGGTGGACTTCGCGGCGGCGCTGGTGGGTGACGTGATCGGCTTCGACGTGGTCACCACCACCGACTACGCGGTCACCGACGCGGACTTGGCCGTCTGCAAGGCGGTCGCGTTGCGGATCGCGGCGCAGTGGTTCACGAACCCGGAGGACCGGGCGCAGTATTCCGGCCCGGAAGGGCTGTCGTACACGGCCAGCCCGCAGATGTTGTCGAAGATCATGTCGGAGGCCGACCGCCGCACGCTGCTCGGCGTGCAGTTGAAGTACGCGCCGGGGTTCGCCTGATGGCCGACAGCATGATCGGCGAGGAGTCCATCATCCGACGCTTCGACGACCTCAGCGACGCCGCGCAGGACATCAGTCCGACGTTCCCGACGCTGGCCGCGAAGTTCTCCGACCGTGAGGATTCCGTGTTCGCGTCCAACGGCTGGGGCAAGTGGGCGCCGCGCGCACCGTCCACCATCAAGGAGGGCGTCTCACCGCTGGTGCAGACCGGCATCATGCGTGACGGGTTGACCCGTCAGCGCGCCATCTGGAAGACCAAGCGGGGCGCCGCGTTCGGTGCCGCGAAGTATGACCGGCGGGTATTCAACGTGGCCATCCTGCACGCTGTCGGCACCACACGGATGCCGGCGCGGCCGATGGTTCCGCCGTTACGCGCCGCCGAGAAGCGCGACTGGCTGGATGTGGTGCGCAAACACATGGCGAAGGCGATCGACTGATGCGCGGCCACGAGTACATTCGCGAGGCGATCCGCACCCACCTCGAGGACACCGTCCCGGCGCGGCTCACGGCACACCTGACCGCCAACGGCCTCACATCCCCGAGCGTGGCGGATCTGCGGTTCCTGTTGGCCGACGGGTTGCAGGACATCTACGACTTCCCGGCGATCATCGTGCGGTCGACGGACTCCGAGGACGACACCCGCACCGCGGATGGCACCTGGCGGATCGTCTACGACATCGAGGTGATCGTGGCCTGCGACCACCGGGTTCACGGTGACGCGGAGGCGGCGAGCAAGGACCGTGACCGGGTCTTGTTGGCGGTGCGCGAGGCGATCTACAGCGCGGCCGGACTGACCGAGGACATCGACATCAGCCCGCGTAAACGGCCTGAGGCGACGGGTGCGGCCGCGGAGACGCACGCCGGGGTTCCGCTGGCCGCCGGCACGTTGAAGTTCCGCGCGTCGGTGCTGGAAACCCTGGTTGATCTGGACCCGCCGGAGGACGTCGACGCCGTCGACCTGACCGCGTCGGGCCTCGACGCATCCCAAGACCTTCCCTGATCCACCAACAACCGAAGGAGCGCGCGTGAGCCGCGTAAGCGTGAGCGTGCCCGGCACGCCCGAACCCCAACCCGAACCGGCGCCCGTGCCGGTGAAGAAGTCCACCAAGAAGGAGGCGGCCGACAATGGCTGACAGAATCACAGTCACGACGGGCACCGTTGCCGGCGTGCAATCCCCGGCAGGCCCGCGCGTCGCACGGTTCATCGCGTGCGGCCAGACCCAGTTCGGCCCGACCGACGCGCCGCGGGTGGTCCGCAACCTGCGCGACTACTCGAACACCTACGGCGCCCGCAGCGGCGGCACGCCGATGTACGACGCCGCGGAGACGTTCTTCAACTGCGGCGGCGGCGAGCTGGTGGTGCAGCGCGCGTTCGGCGCCACCCCGGTCAACGCGACGATCGGCCTGGACTCGTCGAAGATCGTCGTGACCAGCCGCTGGCCGGGCGCCTACTACGACGCCTGGACGGCCGCCTACACGTCCGCAACGGTGACCCTGACCCTGGTCAAGGGAAGCCGCACGGTGACCTACAGCGCCGGTTCTGGTGGCACTGCCGCACAGTTGCAGGCCGCTGCCAGCGTCGACCCCGACGTGACGGTGACCGTGTCGTCGCTGCCTGCCTCGAACGTCGCCGCGACGAACCTCGCATCCGGCGCCGACGACTACGCCAACGTGAACTGGACAACGGTTCTCGGCAAAGTCACCCCGGCGGTCGGACCGGGCTGCATCGCCGCACCCGGCGTGAACGGTGCCGTCTCGGCGCTGGCCACGCACGCCGCCGCGAATCGGCGTCTGGCGCTGCTCACCCCAGGGCAGACCGATTCCAGCGCCACGGTGATCAGCGCGCAGGGCAGCATCACCGCCGCCTACAAGCAGTACGCCACGTACGTCTACCCGTGGGTGACCACGCCGGACGGCACCGGCGGGCGCAAGACGATCGACGGTGTCGGGTTCGCCGCCGGACTGCGGGCGGTCACCCAGCGCACCTACGGCGTGGGGGATTCCCCGCTGCGCCGTTCTGCGCACCAGTTGGTCGCGTCGGCCGATGTGCGACCGCTCACCGAGGTGGACGACGCCACGCACACGTCGCTGCTGGCGGCGGGTGTGGCGACGATTCGCAGCCTGCCGACCGCGGTCGGCCTGGACGTGTGGGCCACCGCTGAGGGTGTCGGCGCGAACGCGAGACTCGCTGAGGCGATCTTCCGCGACATGGTCAACGCGATCGCCGACGACGCGGCACGGCTGCTCGACCAGTTCATCGGTCGCCCCGCTACCCAGTCGGTTCTCGCCGACGCTGCCAGCGCCATCAAGGGCATCATCGAAACGGCCTACAAGCCGTACCTCGTCGGTGGCGACGGTGTCGGCTACAAAGTCGCCGTGTCCAACGGTGCGGACCCGTCCGACAACCGGATCAGCGCGGTCGTCTCGCTGAAGTTCGCCGAGGAGATCGGCTTTGTCGACCTCACCATCAACGCGGCATCCGCCGACCAGAGCATCTAAGGAGATCACGGTGTTCCTTCCTCAGCACAAAAACAAGGTGACGGTTGTGGGATCGTCACCGCTGCTCGGCAGCGTCGAGTGGGCGACAATGGATGGCGGCGATCTGACGCACAGCATCACCAAACTGCGCCGCACCGCCGGCGCCGCCAAGGAGGTGCTGGCCGCCGACTCCGAGTTCGACAACATCACGCTGGAGGCGTATGTCGACCCGGTGGCGCACGCCGACTTCCTGATCGCACTAAAGAACGGCGAGCGGTTCGAAAACAGCACCATCCGGCAGCAGGGCATCGACAACGCAGGCATCCCGATCGGCAAGCCGATCGAGTACTTCGGGTGCAGTGTTGCCAAGTCGTCGCCGCCGCGCGCCGACGCCAATGGCGAAGAGCCGACAGTCGTGACCGTCGAGTGGGCTGTGGGTTCCTGACGTGGCCTCACTACTGGAGCAGGCCCGTGCGCGGGCCGCTGCTCGCCGAGAGCGGCAGGTAACCATCACCCTTCCCGAACTGGAACTGGATCTCGTCTGCGACGTGCCGACCGACTCGTTCGCCATCGAGCGGATGCAGAAGGCCGCGGCCAAGATCGACAAGGGCCGCGGCACCGCAACCCACTTCGCCCGCGCCATGGTCGCCGCGCAGACCCGCGAGATCCGCATCGGCGGCGCGGTCGTGGAGGTCAACGGCGAGCCGGTGGCGTTCAACGACCCCGAGCTGTGGCCGGAGTTGGGTGTGGCCGACGCGAAAGGCGCGGTGGTCGAGTTGATCGGCACCGACGCTGACGCGCTGGCCATCGCCACGGAACTGATGACCGAGGCCGGGTTCGTCGACCGCGACGGGGACGAAGACCCTACCTGAGCCTGCGCGACGACCGTGTTGTGCAGGCCGCGGTCAGTTGGGGGCTGATGTTCCAGGTCGACCCGATGGGGTTCATGGACCGGCCCGAGGAGGATCTGCCGGTGCTGCTGGCAATGCTCGACCTGGCCGACAAACGACTACGTCAATCACGTAAGGAGGCCGACCGTGGCTAGTGCCGGTGACCGCCTCCAGATCGTGATCGGTGCGAAGGATGAACTGTCGGCGCAGCTGCGGCAGACCCGCAAGGAACTGACGACGCTGGGCCGCACCGCCAACGACATCCAACGCCGGATGGAGAACGGCGAGCAGGGACTCCAGAACGAACTGGAGCAGACGCGCCGCGAGATCGGCCGGGTGACCGCAGAGCACAAGGACTTGTCCCGCAAGCAGTCCGAGGTCAACCGCGAGTTCCGCGAGATGACGACGAACAGTCGTCGTGCGGGCGACCAGATGACCCGGTCGATGGACCGTGCCGGTCGGGAGATGGGGATCACCGACGGCAAGGCGAAGCGACTGGAACGCACCACGGGCCGAATGAAGTCCGGCTGGGCGAAGTTCGCGGGCATCGCCGCCGCTGTGACGGGTGCGGTGTATGCCGCGTCGGGGGCGTTCTCGATGCTGTCCGGGTCGATCGAGGAGGCTCGGGGGGCGCGCAAGGCGCTGGCACAGACCGGCGCGGTGCTGCGGTCGATGGGCCGCACCGAATCTGCCAAGGGCATCGAGAGCATGCTGGACACGCTGTCGAAGGCGTCTGGCATCGACGACGACAACCTGCGCGAGATGACCAACACGCTGCTGACGTTCGGCAGCGTCACCGGCGACACGTTCACGAAGGCCAACAAGCTGGCGCTGGACCTGTCGGTCGCGTTCGGTAAGGACTTGCAGTCGTCGGCGATCATGGTCGGCAAGGCGCTCAACGACCCACTGAAGGGGCTGACCGCGCTGTCCCGCATCGGCGTGCAGTTCACCGCCCAGCAGCAGGAGCAGATCAAGGCGATGGTCGAGGTCGGCGACGTCGCCGGCGCGCAAAAAATCATCCTGCGGGAGCTGACCCGGCAGGTCGGCGGATCCGCCGCCGCGCAGGCCGACAGCATCGACAAGGCACAGGTGGCGTGGGGCAACCTGAAGGAAGCCATCGGTGAGGTGCTGCTGTCCTCGGGGACCGGGTTCGACCTGGTGCGGGTGCTGGAGGACGCGACCCGCTGGATCAAGAAGAACAAGGACACGATCGTCTCGGTGCTTCAGAAGATCATCAGCATCACGTTCAAGGTGATCTCGGTGTTCCTGAAGTGGGAATCCATCGTGATCAAGGGCATCGGTTACGTGATCGGCGCGTACGCCTCGCTGGTGCAGGCGATGGCGTGGCTGGACCCGTCGTTGCAGGACAACGCCGACAGCGCGAAGCGACTGGCCGACCAGTTCGGGGACACCAGCGCCGCACTGGACAGTGCATCCAAGTACTTTGACCGGCTGTCCCGCGACGCCAACGACGCATCCCAGTCCACGAAGCGGCTGAAGGACAAGCTGGACAGCGTCGGCGTGTCGGTGGACAGGCTGAACCGCAAGAAGGTCAACAATCTGCTGCGCGACAACGCGGTCCCCGGCGTCAACCGCCAGGGCGGCACGACGGTGCGGTTCGCCGGCGGTCCGGTCATGCCGGGATCGTCGTACCTGGTCGGCGAGATCGGGCCGGAGTTGTTCGTCCCGCAGGTCGGCGAGCCGCGCATGGTCGGCATGGGCGGGCCGGAGATCCGCGACTTCCACACCTCGGGCACGATCATCCCGACGACGATGGTCGGCGCGTACATGGCCGCGAACGTCCCGCAGGCACCGGCGATGGCTGCTGCGGCGCCGTCCGGCGGGGTTCACATCGAGAACCTGACAGTGCAGGACCGTTTCGACGCCCGCCGCGAGTTCCAGGCGTTGATGGCCCGTGAACGCCGCATCGCCGCGGAGCGTTCCTGATGGCCGGTAAGGCGCGGTTGCGCTGCGCTGCGCTCGACGTCACGTTGACGTTGCCGTGGTGGCCCACCGACGTGTCCCGCACCCTCAGCGCCCGCAACGTCAGCGAACTGGAGCGGCCCAACAAACGGCCGCTGGCGGTCCCGACATCGCTGACCACCGACGACTACAGCATCGGCTACACGGCCCGCGAGAAGGACTTCCGCGACCACGTCGGCGCGCACATCAACGACCTGGAACGGATCGCCCGCACCAAGTCGCCGGTGCAGCTGCTGCTCGCCGACCAGGCCGAGGGACTGTTCCGGCTCGAAGCACCATCGGTGACGATTCTGGAGTGGGCGGCGAACGGTAAACCGTCGGTGGTGGACGTGTCGCTGACACTGAAACGTGCATCCGACGCCACCGTCAACGTCGGCCTGGTGAAGCGCATCAAAGGCCGCGGCAAGGGCTACGCGAAGAAGGGCCGCTGATGGTGGCGATCAAGGCCAGCGGCGTCTTCACCGGCGCGGCGAAACGCGCCGTCGACGGTGTGCAACTGGTGTCCGGGTTGTACATCGCGGACATCACTGACGCGATCGGTGTGACGTCGTGGGACTTCCGGGTGGGCGCGGTGTCCGAGTTCTCGTTCCCGGCGGTGGACCGCAACCGGGAGTTGATGCGCCGCGGGCTGCTGACCCCCGGAATGACGTTGAAGTGGGACGGGGAGAACTGGCAGATCGCCGCGATCGAACGCGACTACCGCGGCGACGACATCTGGCTGAACTTCACAGCCCGGTCGAGGCTGGCCCGGCGGCTGCGGAACATGACCGGCGGGAAGAAGTCGGTGGAGAAGGACACCCCGCAGGCGTTCATCGGCCGTGCCGTGAAGAAGGCCGGTGGCACAGCCCTGGTGGAACCGGGGGCGGGCCGTATGCGGATCGTGCAGAAGCCCGGCCAGACCGTCCTCGACGTCATCGCCTCCATCGCCTCCGACACCGGGGTCGAGTGGGTGGAGCATGGCAACACGTTCTATGTGGGCACCCCGTGGTGGGCGTACAAGGGCAACACCGGACTGCCGACGTGGAATGCGCGCATCGACGGCAAGCCGACCGTGTTCGCCGGTCTGAACGTGTTGAACTTCTCCAGCCGGTCCAGTCTGGACGACCGGAACAACGCCGCGGAGGCGTCGATGACGGTCGAGGTGGAGCGCGGGTCGAAGGTCAGGCCGTGGCATCTGGTGGACGTGACCGGCGCAGACGACGACGACAACGGCACTTGGCTGGTCTCCGATGTGACGTTCGACGAGGTCGGCGGGTCGGCTGATCTGAGTCTGCAACGGCCGTTGAAGACGTCGCCGAAGAAGGCGTCGCAGGGCACGTCGACGTCGGCTGCCGTGGACACAGGAGACTTTGACCTCGGCTCGCCGATCGACGGCTCGTCGTACAAGGATGTGGCACGGCCGCCTTCATGGTCGGGACGCAGCGTGGCGGGCATCCTGTCGCTGTACAAGAACAACCGTGGTGGGTTGGGACATCCGATCTACAACGGGTGCCTGTGGTACGCGCAGGAGGCGGCAGGCTACCCGCACATCGGCGCCAACCCTCACGTCCTGTGGGTCATGCTGTCCACGTCGAAGCGGCACACTGGCCGTTCGGTGGTGCCTGGTGCGGTGCTGCTGTACCGCACCAGCAGGGTCGGTCACGCGACGGTCTATCTGGGTGGCGGAAGAGTGCTGGGCACCGACATGGACGAGAACGGCAACTACTCGCCCGGCAAGTGGTCTATCGCATCGGCTGATGCCTGCGAACGGTCGTTCGGGACGCTGATCGGGTGGTACTCGCCGTGATGTACCGCGCGAAGGTCACCGCCGTGGACGCGTCCGGCGCCTACATCCAGACCGCCGAGTACGGCGTGCTCGGCCCGTGCCAGGTGGTCGGGGCGACACCGGACGTTGACGACATGGTGCTGGCCGTCAACGTCGGCACCGCATCCGCACCCGACCTGATCGTGGTCGGAACGATCACATGAGGGGCTGCTAATGGCTGTGCGCGTGTTCTCCCACCCGCTGCGCCTCGACGGCGACGGCCAGATCGCCACCGTGGAGCAGGGCAGCAACGACCAGGCGCAACAGTTGGCGATCGGGATCGTGTCCACGTTCCTCGGCGAACGTCCGCTCGCCCCCGACTTCGGCATCTTCGACCCGGTCGCGGTCGGCACATCAACCGCCGAGGTCACCGCCGCCGTTGACTTGTGCGAACCCGATCTGACAGTGCTCGGCGTGGAGGTCACGCAGTCCGGCGGCCGGCAAGCCGTCGACGTGACGGTCGCCTGGGACGAAACCGATGAGGAGACCTGATGGCGTTCGACCTTTCGAGCATCGGCAGCCCGCTGGACGAGCGGTACTCGTCGGACATTGCCGCCGAGTCGCTGGAAGCATTGCAGGCGCTGCTGCCGAACTGGATCCCGCGCAACGCCAGCCCCGAACTGATCTACCTGGAGGCCGTCGCGCTGGCCGTGTCCGACGTCGTCAACTCGGCGAACGCCACGATCGCCGCGGTTGAGGAGGACATCCTCGCCAACTTCTACCAGGTGCCACGGTTGGCGGGATCGTCGGCGGGCGGGCAGATCACGGTCACGTTCGACTCGACGGTCACGACCACGATCCCGGCGGGCACGGGCTTCGCGTTGGCCGACTACGGCGTCGAGGTCGCCACCACCGCCGACGTCGCGGTGACGGCCAGCAACACCGCGGTGTTGGATGTGTTCACGACCGAGGCGACGACGCTGGTCAACGGTGTGGGCGCGGGTGCTGCCATCGACGTGCTCGACGTCATCCCCAATATTCTCAGCGTGGTGATCACATCGGCGTTCGCCGGCGGTGCTGCCGCCGAGGACGACACCGCCTACACGACCCGTGCGCGTAATCGTCTGGCCCGGGTCACCAACAGTCTGGTCGTCGCCGACCATTTCAGCGCCTACGTTCTGGAGGACGGCCGCGCCACCAACGCGCTGTGCATCCCCGCATGGGATGGCGTGTCCACCGCATCCATCGGAACGGACGCCGGCGAACTGACCGTGGTCACCTACGGGATCGGCGGGACGTTGAGCGCCGGGGTGAAGACGGAACTGGCCGCCGCGATGCAGGCGATCACCTACGCGGGTGCCACGGTCCATGTGATCGACGCGACGGTCGTGCCGGTCACTGTGACGTGCACCGTGAAGTCCGCACCCGGCTACTCCTCGGGTGAGGCCCAGACCGCCGCCGAGGACGCCATCGCCGCATTCCTTGACCCCGAGTCGTGGACGATCGGCGACGACGTGATCGTCGGGGCGTTGCAGGCCGCGATCACCGACACGGCCGCCGTGGACTACATCGACTCGATGTCGGCACCGTCGGGCACGACGACGCTGGACGACGACGAGGTGCCCACCGCCGGTACGGTCACGGTGAGCGTGATCTGATGCCGATCATCGTCGGGATTCCCGTCGTAACCCCAGCCAACCTGACATCGGACCTCGCGGCGCTGGCGTGGGACTACCTGCCGCAGTACATCAAGGCGGCCGATGACGGCACGCTGCTGGCTCTACTGACCGCGGTCGGTGTGCCAGTGTCCGGCGAGGTTTCAACGGCTACAGACGCCTCCTACACGTCCGACGAGTACGTCACGCCGCTGGACCGGCTCGGCTGGCTGGCAGCGATGGCCGGCATCGACCTGTCCACCGTTCCCAACGAGCGCAAACGCGCCATCGTCGGTGACCAGTCGTGGCGGTATCGCGGGTCGCTGGATGCGATCCGCAAACGGGTCGGGGAGACGTTGACGGGCGCGAAGTCGGTGGAGATCACCACGAACCTCGGCGGCGACCCGGACGCGATCGCCGTGACCACGTTCGCGTCGCAGACACCGGACGAACCGGCCACGGAGGCGGCGATCCGTGCGGAGCTTCCGGCATGGATGGCAGCCACGATCGTCACCGATGCGGCGGGCCAGTCGTACACGAACCTGGCCGCCGACTACGCCGATTACGCGACCATGACCGCCACCGGCAAGTCCTACGGCACGCTCTCCCAGGAGGTCTGACAGATGGGTTACACCACGTCCACCGTTCACGGCATCGAGGTGCCGGACGCATCCGAGGCCAACGACGTGCCCGAGGACATCGGCAAGGTTGTGACCGCACTGGAGGGCGGGTCGATCGTCCGGCGCCTGACGTCCGCGCAGATCGCCGCGCTGACCGCACCGGAGAAGCCCGCCGGCGTGTACTTCCACAACACCACCACCGGCAAACTGATGGTGTCCGACGGGACGACCGTCGTCAACGCGGACACCGCCGCCTACGCGATCGGGGTGCGGACGTCCACCATCAACGTCACGCACAACTCGTGGTGGACGGTCACCTACACCGCGGAAACTGACCCGCTCGGCATGCTGTCGTCAACCACCGCGACGATCCCCACCGCCGGGCTGTGGCAGATCGACGGGTCGGCGACGATGAGTCTCATGGCGGACGACGGATTCAAAATGGAACTGTGGCACAACGGTGCCGCGATCACCGGCATCCCGTATCCCACCTATGACAAGGCCGGTGCCTCGATGCAGATCACGTTCCAGGTGCGGGCCGTGATCGCAGCCTCGGCGTCCGACACGTTCGCGCTGCGCCTGTGGCACTACAACTCGAGCGGTGGTGCGCGGGACTGTCTAGGCGCCCGGTTGTCCGTCGCCAGGCTCGGCACCTGACCACCCACCACCCCTGATTGAAGGAGCACATTGTGGCCCGCAACATGTACGGCGCGACAAGCGCGGATTTCACCCTGACCTCCGGTGGTCGCCCGGTGCCCGGCGCCGAGCTGACGATCTGGGATGCCCGCACCGGCGGCACCCAGATCACAGACCTGCTCGACGCGGACAGTGTCGCCTGCACCACGATCACGTCCGATGCTGCGGGCGCGGTCGTCTACTACGGCCCCGACACCGACCTGTCCGTGCACTGGGCCGACAGCGGTCAGGGTGCGCGGGTGGCGATCCGTCCGGTCGACATCACCGGCGAACCGCCGACGTTGACGGTCGGAACCGTGGACTCGGGCACGGCTGCCGTGGCGATCACCGG